CTTTCAGCCAGTAGCCGTAGCTGTTGACAACACGCTTGCCATCAACCACAACAGAACCAGATACCGGGCCATCTGCTGATGCACGCTTGCTAGGACCAGTGCCCCAATCCGGCGGTGGGATGCCGAGCGCTTGATAATCAATGATCGGGATTGTGGTACTGCGGCAGTTGAAGTGGACAGGTGGTGTCGGGCCTTCGCCGTACTTAAACTCCCGGCCATCAAGTGATCGGCAGATGGCTGAGGTGCGACCGTCAAGCGTGGCGACATACCTGTACTTGCCGGTGATGTCTGGATTGGCGCGATACACCTGCTGACTGGCTTGGTTGCTGACATCCTGCACGCTGGTCCGCACGATGGTTAGCACCTGATTGTTTGCCATTTTTGTCACCTCACCACCAGCCAGAGCACGTTGCCGAACTGACATGGCCTGCTGCCCAAAGTCAAGGTTGCCGATCAGGCGCCGTGCGATCTGTGGCGTTGGTTCGCCGGTCAAGACGCCGTTACGCACCACGGTGTTGAACATCTGCGCCTGCGATTCAGCCAGACCACGGAATGCCTTTTCAACGATCTGCCCATTAGGCAGCGTGATGGCTGCACCTTGCCCAGCAGTCAAGTTGAAAGCGCCAGTGCCGGGAAGCGTGAAGTTGATTGCCGTTGGATCGACGCTGACCACGGTTGCGGCAAAATCGGGCGCCACTTGCACCGTGCGCACCATCTCCAACGCATCTATCTTGGAAGGCAACAGCTCACGCGCATCAGCCACGCCACCACGAATGGCAAGCCGCATCTGATCGGTGATGAACTGGGTTTGCAGCTCGGCTAAGCCTTGCAGTTCACCTGATACCAATGCCGTGCTGGTGCCTGCCCAGGTGTCCAGTGATTCCCGCAGTTGGGCCAGTATCACCCGCAGGCGCTGCGCTTGGTAACTGGCAGGAGACACGATGCCACCACCTGCTGTAGCTACGCCCATGTCTATACGGCGCAGATCATCCACTGCGCTGAGGATCACGTCGTTATATGCCGTGACCACTTGGTTGGCTACGGCGTTGCTGTAGCGGTTCAGATCGATCGCATTGCGGTAAATGTTCGCAACAGGATCGTTGCGGTTAATCCGCCGCTTGAACTGATCAATGTCAAGCAGCCGCTGGGTGACGCCGCCGCTGTAGGTCATGAATCGTCAGTGCTGATGTCCTCGGGGATGCTGTCCTCAACCTGCTGTTGCTGACCACCAGCCATTTCGATCAACCCGCCGTTTTGCGTGGCCATCAGTTCCTCTTCAACCTCGAAGTCATCGCCAAGCACGTCGCCGTTGGCCAGTTGCTCAAGCAGCGTCTTCTGGCTGATCACGCCAGCGGTGTAAGTCTGAAGCAGCGCAAGCTGATCAGCGGGCTCAAGCCGCGCACCAACGAAGTCGCGGTTGACGTAGCTGTTACCCACTTGGGTAATGTTCAAGTACTCGGCATGGAACCGCAAGCAGTTATCAATGGTGTCCTGCACCTGCTGAGCGATCACCATCATGGTGCTGTCGCCTTGGCTGCGGTCAATGCGCTTGGCTTCCGCAGTTTCAGCCGATAGTTTCTGGCCTAGGACAGCGGACAGGCCTAATTCGTTGATCTGACCAGCAAGTTGCTCCAGCCGCTTGAACTGGGAGTCATAACTCTTGCCAGCGGGTTCGATGTACTCGGCGCGGCCATCAGCAGGGAACGCGATCGCTTCACCGGGTCCAGCGCTGACCTCTTCGGCGGATGTGGGGAAGCCGTAGAACGCCAGCATCGGAACGCCGCTGATGTGCAGCATGTTGTCCAGGTCGGACTGGATCTGGTACGTCTTGAGGTTTAGCTCGGCTATGTCTTCCATCGGCGGGCGTGATTCAAACATGCCGACGCGGTTGGCATAGGCCACGCTGAACGGGATCTCGCTAAGGCTGGTGGTGCCTTCATCAACGATCTCCCAGCTTGACTTCTCGTTGCGCTGGTGGAGTTCAAACGCACCAGGCGTCAACACCCGAATCTGTTCCACCTGCTTCTCGCCGTATTCGCCATCGGGCACCACGATGCGTTCCATCAGCCGCAACTGGCTTAGCTTCTGGGCGCCGTCATCCATTTCCGTGCGCCAGCCGAGGATATCCCTAGGCGTGTAGGTCACCCAGTATGGTCGTCCATTTTCACCAGCAGCAGGAGCATCCACAAGGACGCCAGCGTGGCCATAACGAACCATTTTGCGTCCAAGTTCATAGGTCCAAATGTTGAGGTCGTTGCCTTGTAGGTCTACGTCAAACAGTTGCTCACGCACCACATCGGACACCTCTTCAAGGCGTACCGGCTTGCGGGTCAACATGCCAGCCAGCATCCGCTCAAGGCGTTGGTAGTACGGCGGGCAAACGCTGCGTGCTAGGCGGTTGTCGTATGACTCGTCTTCCTCGCGTGGTTCCTGTGGCAGGTAGCGGCGATGCTTACGGCGCATCTCGTAGGTGCCGCCCATCAGATCCTCGATCAGGATCCAGTGCGGCTCCATGTTGGCCCAGGCACTGTTGGGATCGTTGACTGCCGCAACTTTGCGGGTCAACTGCATGTTGTAGATGTTGAAACCCGTGTACACAGTGCTACGACGCTTTATCAGTACAATCTAATGCCAGTGCCGCGTCCCGCACCAGCGTGTAGCGGGTTGAACTCACGCCAGATGAGATAACCCAGCGCGTCGTTCATGTGGTCGTAGCCAGCATCTTTATCGGGGTCTCCTTTCTCGGTGTAACTCTGAAGCTCAAGGCACTCGATGGTCTTGACGCATGATGCGGCAATCTTGAGCCTTACTTCCCCTTTGCCATTCTCCAGCAAAGCCTGAACAGCAGCCACCCGATCCCGGACAGGAGGATTAGCCTTAGGTGACTGGTTAGACATGCCATAGCTTTCGAGAATAGCAATATCGGTTTGTGTTGCGTTGGTGCTGCGGTTGCCGCCGCTGGCGTCTGGGTAAACGTAGATCTTGTGGTCTGGGTAGTGCGCCTTGATCTTCTGGGCCAGTGCGTCAGTGTCGTGGGCACCGCTGATCTCGTCCACGACGTACAGGCTCTTGCCAACACGGATGGCAATCACGGCGGACATGTTGCCCACATTGAAGTCAACGCCGATGCGAAGCGGCTCGCGGCTGATGTCCGGACAATGTACGGACACATGCTTGGCGCGATCAAAGCGGTCATACACCTGGCCAGTGGTGAGGTTGACGAACTCCCCATCGAGGTATGCCTTAAGTAGCTGCGGGTCATAGTTGGCCTGCATCCGCTCGAGGAAGTCAGGCGGCAGGTATGGGTTGTCCTGCGTGCGCATCCTGATCAGCCGCCGATCCTCGCGCCCCTTGCCGTCTTCACTTGCGAAGGTCTGCCACATCCAGCGGAAGCCTTCCGGCGTCGAAGCGGCTGCAAACTGCCGCACATTGCCAGAACGTAAGCGGCCAAGGATCTTTGGGAATGCCTTGTTGGCAATGGCTGGGTTCACCGTGTCGATCTCGTCAGCCAGGATCCAGGCGCCGTTGATGCCGATGATCCGCTGCCAGTTCTCAAAACTGCGACACAGGATCTTGGTATCGCCGCCGGGTAGGTGCAGGTTGTACTCAGGCAGTGGTGACGCCCTGAAGGTGTACGGGATGTCGTACATCTCAAGGAAGTCGTCAAAATCGCTTTGCCAGATGTCGCGGATCAGCGGACCCGTGGGCTCCATGACCACGCCAATGAAGCCTTGGTTGGCCATGGCAAGGTGCACAGCCTTGGCGCATAGTGCCCGCGTCTTACCGGCGCCGTAGCCAGCGGACACGCCAAGGATGCTGGTGGTCTGGTCATCAACAAACGCAAGCTGCCCAGGGTGCAGATCGCTGCGGATGCGCTGGAGCACGTCATCCATGCCGTCGTTGGCCTTGACTAGGAAGCCCAGCAAAGGTGACGGCTCAACAATGCCGGTGAGCAGGCTCATCCGTTCAAGTCAAAGCGAAGCAGCCGGGCTTGAGTTTCAACGGCTTTGATGGCGACGCCGATGTTGCCACGCTTCCGGGCTTCACGTTCGCAATCCTGCAAGCGGGAAAGGGCACCAACAAACCATTCATCACGGTTTTGATCCGCCACCTCTTGCTGAAGTTTTCTAGCTCTTGCAATGTAATTTTCGGCCTGGCGCTCGCTTATATCCCACTCTTCCGCACAGTGACGCACAATTTGCGCGCGGCTATATGCCTGCAAAAGAAGATCGTAAACCGCATTTACGCGGCCATCGACTTCAACGTTGGTTCCTTTCTTTGCCATGAGCATAGGTTAAGGCATGGGTCGAGAGGACGGCCAAGGGCGTGAGCCGAGCTTTCCCACCTTCCCACCTTCCCACCTTTTGCTTAGGAGCTACCCGCAACCCCTGCGCGGTACCCCTATACCCCCTATATACCCTATTACTACTACTCTTATATAAAGGTAGGATAGGTAGGAAGGATAGATAAGGCATTGCAGTCACTGGATTTTCGGCTTTCCTACCTGTTTTCCTGAGGTAGGAAGAAAACCCATTTGAGGCAGCCATCGACGGTGGTGCGTTTTCGGACGTATCCGAGGTCGCGGAGGATGTTGCCCACCTGCATCTGGTCAGAGCGGGTTTGGCGCTCGATAGGTTTCTGGATCGCTTCGGCCAGCAGGAGGCCCGTGGTGATGACTTTGGGGCGGTTGTGGGGCGCTCTAAGCCATGCGTCGATAGGGGCCACCCATGGCGACTCAACGAGGTAGGTGGTGTTCTCGGTTTGGACCTGTGACTCCTGGTCAATGGTGAGGATGGAGGTTTCACCGGCTCGGTATGCGGCAACTGCTGCGGCCCAGATGGCATCGCGTTCGATGAGGAGGTTGGGTACGTCGATGGGGTTCTGAAGGGTGCAGGTGACGGGTATGACCCAGAAGCGTCGGTTGCCGGTTTCGTCGACCAGGAAGCCGCTATCGCGGTTGGTGGAGCCAACGATGATGCCCCGGCGTGGGAAGGCTTCGGTTGCCTTGCCGTAGGGCACGCGGAACATGTCTGTGGACTGGGAGAGGAAGCCTTTTATCTGGCCAGCGTGCTTCTTGCTGACGATGGAATCCAGTTCGGCCCATTCCATGATCCAACTGCGGTGAAGAACCATGAGGTCGTCTTTGCTGCTGATGTCGCGGAGTGCATCGGAGAAGAAGGGGCCACCGATGGCAGACCAGAAAGATGACTTGCGGGCACCTTGGTCACCCATTAGGACGCAGGCATGATCGTGTTTGCAGCCGGGTTGAAATATGCGACGCACTGCTGCGATGAGCGTGCGCTTGATCATGTGGTCGTACAGGGTGGGTGAAGTTTCGGCAGCGTCTGCTGGGCGTAGGTAAGTGGAGGCGAGGCGATCGATGTATGTGGGTTCGACTTGGGCCTCGACGTGTTCGAGGTAAAGGCGAACAGGATCGTATGAATTTTCGTGAGCAACTTTTACAAGGCAATCAAGGGCAATATCTTTAGATATTTTGTAACCCATCTCCGAAAGTTGGAGATAGAAGTGCTCAATATTTTTGGCCACTTGGCCTTGAATTTCAATTTGCTGGGTGAAGATGTTGTAACGAAACTTTGACTCTTCATTGCCCTTGAGGCGGAGCATGTCTAGGAGTTTGTTGGCTTCTAGTTTTTCAAGTTTGAACTGATCGTCATCCTTTTCTTTTGTGGGAGAATTTGTATCGGATGGACGGAGCACCGGCTCAGTTGGTTTCGATCGGCTGAGCTTTTCCTTTGGGCGCCAGCCATCCTGTTTGGCAAGATTGCAAAGACGTTTGATGGAACGGTTGCCATTTTGATGAAATGACTTCCAGTGGGCAGCGCAAGCTTTGGACTCCCATTTGGGAGACTGCTTTGACCAGTTATCCCATTCGGTGAGCAAGGAATCATCTACGGATTGAAGGCATTGGCCAACTTCAATCCACTCGTCGTAGTCGTTGGCGCGTAATGGGTTGAGAGCGTCGAGGTAGATAAGTGCCCAGTCTTTATCGGTGCGATCAGTGCGGCGTGAAATGGGTGCTGGCAGGAGTGGTGTGGGTTCTGGTGTGGGCAGCTGAAGCATCTGCTCGAGGAGCGCCAGCGGTGCTTCGGCCAATGGGAGGTCGGTAGGTGCGCGACCTTTCAGCCAGCGGTAGGAGCCGGTGATTGGGTGACTACCTGCGACAACGGATTGACAACCCGTCCAACGAAGTTCGAGTTGTTCAACGTTGCCATCTTCGTCATATTTGCCAGACTTTATCTTGCGTGTCTTGATCTGGTCCCAGTATTGGTCTGGGACGGTGTAGATGATCTGGAAGCGGCCATTACGGCCAGATGTTACGGCCCAGGATTTGGGTAGGTCACGGCTTGGCGTGCCGATAGATTCGAGCACCTCACCAGCTGAGATGCCGTCGTGATCAACAAAGAGAAGGCCGCCGGACTGTGGACCAGCGATGACGCCAATGGCATGGGCACGCCCGGCTTCGATTTCGGCGGTGAGTTGCTGCTGAGTTAGTGGGTTGTCTTGCCACTTGGGTTGGTAGGGGCGTTTGGCATGACCGACAGCGACAAAGCCCCATTCGGGTGGAAGGGCATTTAATTGATCTATGAGGCTCATGGTTTGATTGTTTTGACATTGAAGCCGAGAAGGGAAAGTTCCGCGTGGCGGTATGTCTGGATCTGGGAGAGGCGACCGTCGGCTGCTTTGACTTCGACAAGTTTGAGTTCGTCGGGTTTTAGGAGCATGAGGTCCGGCCAGCCGGGTTTATTGCATTGGATAACTTTCAAGACGTACCACCCATCAGCTTCGTACTGCTTGATCAGCTTCTTTTGAAAGGATGCCTCGGTCTGCCGCATAGTGCGCAGTGGTGTAGTTCTGCTTATCGCGAACCTGAGCGTAGACCCGTGGCTCGATGCCGCGTGCAGCAAAAATGAAATGGACACGGTTGGCTCTGTCGCGGCCAAGGTAGCTGGCGCGGTCCCGACCTTGGAGGTAGGAAAGGGCGGAGTAGTCGATGCCTATGAAGATGAGGTCATCGGCGGTTGATAGGTTGACGCCTTCGCGGGATGCCTGGACTTGACCGATGTAGGTGGCCTGGGGATCTGCGTTAAAGGTTTCGGGACTGTCGGTGCAGGTGTTGGCAAAGACCTTGCGGAGCATGTCGCCTTCTGCGTTAAAGCAGTAAAGGATGGCCAGCTTGCGACCGGCAAAATGGTCGCGAATGTAAATGGCCTTGGAGCGATCGAAAATGACGGCGCCATGAGCCTCGGTGATGACGGTGCCACTGTAAATTTGACGCAATTTTGACATTGCTTTGGCACCAGTGTCAGCCAGGACGCTCCGGCAGTCTGGGCGACCGATGACACCATCTTTCATGATCCGCCGGGCAAGGCGGTAGGTGCGGGGCTTCATGGTGACCTGATGCACCTGCTCCTCGATCTGGGTGGTGAAGCCTGCCTGCTGCTGGGTGATGGTGACCGTCAGCGGCTGGATGTCAGCGAGGATGCGAGCCTCGTCAGCTTTGCTGTAGTCGTTGACCTGCTGGCCGGTGCCAACGTATTTGGTGCCGATAGAGACGTATCCGGCTTTTGCCCAGTCGTAGAAGTTGCGGTAGCCGGACCAGCGGGTGGGGCCTAGGGCGAACTGGTGGTAGAGCTGGCTGTAGGACTCCGGCGATGGGGTGCCGGACATCAGGAGCAGGTATTTGAAATGAATCGACTGGAGGTCGTACCAACGCTTGGACGGCTTTGGGTAGGCGCCGACGCTATGCGCCTCGTCAATGATGAGTAGGTCGTAGTGACGGCCAGCACGCTTGGGCACCTGCTCGTAGTTGGTTACCTCGACTTTGGCGGTCAGACCAAGAGCGTCGATGTCCTGCTGGATTGATGCAATTGCCTTTTTCTTGGTGACGATGATGCAATTGAGCACTCCAAGCCGCCGAGCGGTTTCGAGTGCTGTAAAGGTTTTACCGGTGCGCACCTCGCCGCGTAGGTAGGCGATGCGGTGCTTGTTGAGGATGGCGACGAGGGAACAGGCCGCCGCCTGTTGATAAAGACGAAGTTGCATCGGGTTGCAATGGGTGCGCTGATGGTATAGGATTTTGGGGCTCCACGCAACCCGCCATGAAAACGGTCTACCACTACGACATTGAGCAAGGCACTGATGAATGGCACGCATTGCGCCGTGGTGTCATCACTGCCAGCACAGTGGACAAACTATTGACTGGTACTGGCAAGCCAGCCAACAACGACACAAGCCGAGCACAGTTGTATCAATTGCTTGCCGAACGAATTACCGGTGAAAACGAGCCATCGTTTTACAACGATGACATGGCTCGCGGGCATTTGCTCGAACCCTATGCTCGTGACTTGTATGACACTTATTACGAACCCATCACAGAATGTGGATTTGTAACAATTGTTAAAGATTCCAAGGTAATTGTTGGGTACTCCCCGGATGGCTTAGCGGGAGATGATGGTTTGATTGAAATCAAATCGCCACGTCGCAAGACGCATTTGAAATCGCTTCTTTCCGATGCAGTTCCTAGTGAGTACATCTCGCAAGTTCAGACCGGTTTGGCCGTTACAGGCCGTAAGTGGTGTGACTTTATTTCTTACGCTCCAGGGCTTCCATTATTTGTTCACCGCTGCTATCCAAATGCAAAGTTAATTCAGCAAATTTTTGAAGCAATTGAGGCCGCCGAACTACAATTGGCGGACCTGATGTCTGCTTATGTAGCACAAGCATCTAATTTCGTATCAACGGAACCCATTCAACCTGAACAGGAGATTGTGATCTAATGGATTTAACAACAACATTGGCCGCAAAAAGCAATCAATTAAACACTGATGATTTAATTGCTGGACCAATTACTATAACCGTGTCAAAGGTTACGGCTGGCAGTACACCCGAACAACCTGTAGCCGTGCATTATGAAGGTGATCAGGGCAAGCCATGGCAACCTTGCAAAAGTATGCGTCGAATCTTGGTGGCCGCTTGGGGACCTGATGCTTCACGGTATGCAGGGCGCCGTATTACATTGTTTCGCGATCCCGATGTTAGTTATGGTGGCGTAAAAGTTGGAGGAATCCGAATTAGCCATTTAAGTAACATCGATTCTCCGCTTTCTATTGCGTTGACGGTGACACGTCAAAAGCGTGCTCCGTATCGTGTGGAACCTTTGACAGCATCAGTTGCAAAGGTCAAACCTGACAAGCCGGTTGCTGCACCTGCTGCTGCTTCTACCGATGACCTGTTCTGAGTTTTTGACTGACCTGCAACTGGCTGAGCGGTGGCACCTCCACCGCCAGACGTTGATTAGGTGGCGGTCCAGTAATACTGGGCCTGCTTTTACCAAGATCAACGGTCGCGTGCTCTATCCCCTGGCCGAGGTGGAGCAATACGAAAAGGCCAACACCATCACACCTGACAACCAATGACTT